ATTCAGCAAACAAGTACAGTTGCTATGTATCAAGTTACACCAGCTGCACCAGCAGTGTTGAACTTGGCTATATTCCCAACAGGTGCTTATACTACAGCTACTTTGGTTACAGCTGCTCAAACAGCCAACGCATCAGGCGGTTTGAACATTGGTATTCCAACAGCAAACGTATCAAACATTGCATCTTTCCAAACTATCTAATTAGTTTAGAAATTGTGATACAACTAACCCTGGATTTATTCCAGGGTTTTTTATTGGCGGTTAAATATGCACATAATGAAATATGTGTACGAGAGTCCAGATAACGGTCGAACAGTTTACAAACGAGAGCCAGGATCACCGGATCGTGTTGTAGTCAAAGACGAAACTGAACAAGAACGAGATGCCACTAACCGCTGGACTGCCTGGCGAGATATTTTGCGTGCAGCCAAACATAATCCAGCATTAAGCGAGGCTTTGGATCGCGCCCAAATAATCTATGAACTAAGCAGGCAGGATCAAATTGATAAAGGTTAAGGTCCATACTCACTTTGACATCACGGCCACTGGAGTAACTGGTCATTATCGTCCTGCACGTGGGCCATTTCGTGATCGTGTCGGGCAAGAAATAAACAATTCTGATTCGTGGAATCGTGCTAGAAATCAACAGCGTAATTGGGAAACACTCACGCAACTGATCAGTTTACGAACACAGATTGATAATGTTGTAGAGCCGTTGCAGAATCAAGAGGAGTGGCATTTTGAATTCACCACAGAAACTGAGGTATTCAATGATGGAACCGATCCTGTAGGTGTATTAAAAGCTGATTCCGATGGAGTACCCATGTTGATCTCGTTAGATAACCGCGCAGATATTGATTACGTGCTGATCACATCCGGCACCCGACAGAATATCTGGTTTGCATCTGAAACCATAAATATAGAATAGGAAAATAATATGGTTGAAGCCACTGATATTGAAAAAAAGAGCCTGGAAGCACATGTAGAATTATGTGCCGAAAGATATTCAGCGTTAGAAACACGGCTGGATGACATTGACGAAAGAATTGCTGGTCTAAGCCGAGTGGTCAATGAAGTGCGTGACATGGTGATAAAAATGTCAGAAAAACGCAGTGAACAGCTAATCGGCTGGGGTCTGGCCGTAATTGGTGCATTGACCGCAACCACTGGATATCTACTGGTACACTACGTCCTTAAATGAACATAGACAAAGAATTTGAACAAGCTCTAAGAACCGAGCTTAAAGATATCCTGCCCAATACTATTTGGCGCAATGATGATGGAGTATACTCAGTGTTTGGACATTATCGTATTGAACCAACCCGTCCTGGCTATCGAGTATATTGTTCCGCCACCGAAGTGGGTGTATTTAACAGTACTAAAACAGCATTAAGTTGGTGTATAGCCGACAAGTATCAAGCATATAATCTAGCCCGAGAATTACTGGAATTAGATACCAAACTAGGTTCATTGACAGCAGACATAGCAGTTAGAACCGCAATAGGAGAACGTAGCTCCAAATGGGAATTTCGAGATAGTATTGGCACCAAGTTAGAAACCAAGATTATCCGTAAAAAGCAAGTGGAAAATGAACTGGCCAAATGTGTAAACTGGGCTAAATATTGTCAACAACGAGGATTTAATAATGAAACTGCAAGAACTGGCCGTAATCAGCCCAACAAAGCAAGCCGCTAAGGTTTTCGAAAGTTATTTTGGTAATTCTGTTCCTTTTGAACAACTAACCAAACGTCAAGCTCAACACATGTTGACCCGTGTGCGTGGATTGATTAAAGAGCATCGCGGCCAGCCAGCATTCCATCGTAGTGAACAAAATCCTGCCTATTTAAAATTGGTTGTTATGGAACAAGGTTTAGCCAGTAAAGTAAATGAAGATATGCCAGTAGCATCAGGCGGAGTTGCAGCTCCTGCTGTTAATCCCGCGCAAGTGGCAATGAATATGGCCGCAAATAAAAAACAAGCAATGGAGCAGGCTGCTGAACTCGACAAACAAATTAAAGCACTAACACAACAAAAGGCCCAGTTGTTACAAAAAGCAAACAATCCAATGGCAGAAAGCCGCCGTCGTATTGCAGAATCAGAAGTACAACAAGCTCAAGTTGTCTTGGCCTCGCAAGACATGGTTGATCAGGTACAGAAAATGATTGAACAAGTTACTGCTATGCAGTTTAAAGACTTACCGGCACTGGTTGATCAAGTTAAGAACCAAATTGGTGCTGACCAAGCTATGCAGTTCAACCAAGATGTAACTGGCGCACTTGGCGGCCTAACACAAAATTTACAAGGTAGCAAGACACAACTCGAAGGCGCACTTGGCGTAGTCACTGGCCAAGCCCCTACAGTTCCGGGTGAAGACATGGGTGCTCCTCCCGCCGACATAGGTGCAGAAGAATTACCAGCCGAATTACCGGCACCGGGCGAAGAAGAGATTGATGTTGATATCGAAGAACCTGTTGCTGGCGGCGCCGCCGATCTAGGCCGCGCTCGTAGATAATGAGACTTGTTGAGTTTGCCACGCCAGACTCACAGAAACTTTTAGCATTGACAAAGTTTCTATCTGGTCGTGCTGACGATACCACTGCCAAAAAAGAAATTAGTCAAGCCGCATTTATTGATCTGGCTCAGAGTCTTGGGGTGAGTATCAATCCTGATGGGTTGGTTGAGTTAATCAGTCAAGAACCACTTAGTAATGTACTAGAACCACTTGAACCAAATTCAAGTGTGGTCCGTTTCAAAGGTAATACCGAAGCCACTACTGGTATGAGCGTGGACCAAGCCCGTGCAGTAGTAGATACAAATGCCAAAGCGGCAATGAAACGCCGACAATAAAAGGAGCATATTATGTTAGAAACTTTATTTTGGATAGTAGTAGGCGCATTAATAGGGTGGAATTTTCCACAGCCAGACTTTGCTAAAACAATTCAGGCCAAATTGGTTGACCTTTTTAAGAAAAAACAGTAAACTATAACAGTCGTAATTTACTGATTGGAGAAACAATCATGAAGAAGTTAATTGTAGCATTGTGCCTAATTGGTGCCGCCGTATCTTCGCCGGTGTTGGCGTGGAATCACGGATATCAAGGCCCAGCATATTATAATAATGGGTATTATAATAATGGATATTACAATAATAGGTACTACAATAATAGGTACTACAATAATAGGTATAATAATAATTATTGGGTAGCTCCTGCTATTGCCGGTGTGGCAGTCGGAGTGTTGGCTGCCAATTCTTATTATACACCACCGCCAGTGGTATATGTTCAGCCACCAACTTATTATATTCAACAACCAGCCCCGGCCACGCAAGGCCCACTGAATCCGCCACCTTTTGGCTATCACTGGCAACAGATTTTAGATGGTGGGTGTAATTGTTACCGTTGGGCAATACTACAGGACTAATAATGAAATTTAATTTTAATATTGTGATTATGGTGCTACTTGTAGTCATGGTATGGGCCGCTGTGTATTTTAATTTTGTGTCCACAACACACATAAGGATGTAATATGGCATATTCAGAACAAGTTTTAGATCACTATGAAAATCCAAGAAATGTTGGCAGGATGGATCCGCTAGATCCTACAATAGGTACGGGACTTACCGGGGCCCCGGCTTGCGGTGACGTGATGAAACTACAAATTAAAGTTGTAGATGGGATTATTACAGATGCAAAGTTTAAAACATATGGCTGTGGGAGTGCGATTGCTTCATCGTCACTTGTAACAGAGTGGGTCAAGGGCAAGACTTTAGACCAAGCAGGACAAATTAAAAATTCAGCCATTGCCGAAGAGCTTTCGTTGCCCCCAGTCAAAATTCATTGCAGCATTTTGGCCGAAGATGCAATTAAAGCCGCCATAGCAGATTATAGAAATAAACAAAAGAAACTGCCATGATCTCAGTAACACCCATTGCCGCCAGCAAAATTAAAAATAATCTAGATCGTCGTGGATCTGGTATAGGAATACGTCTGGGCACAAGAACTACCGGCTGTAGTGGACTTGCTTATGTGTTAGAGTACGTGGACACCACAGACAAACACGATGTCGTAATTGACTCTGACGGTTTTAAAATTGTAGTAGATCCCAAAAGTCTGACTATCCTAGATGACCTACTGATAGACTATGTGCGCCAAGGACTCAACGAAGGGTTTGAGTTTACCAACCCTGCCGAAAAAGACCGTTGCGGTTGTGGGGAAAGTTTTAGGATTTGAAGATCATTAAAAGTGACAATGGCTTTCCTTATGCTTGGAAAGCTGGCCGTGTTGAACAATTAATAAGAGATATACTAGAACGCAAAGCACAAGACCAACTAGCAGTTGATTCTGTAATGCTTGTTAATCCCACATGGTTATTGGATCGAGACCTTGCCAAAGAAATACATGACGCTGCTCCAGAATTTATAATCTGTCATGACTTAGTAGATCCCGCAATACCCCGAGTAAAAAAAATCATTCAAGACAGCGGTGTACCACACTTGTGCATTGGCAACTCCAATCAATGCAGATTGGATTTTTGGGCTATAGTGTGTGACTTAAACTTTCAGGCATACACTAATGATGAACTAACATTAAATCCAGTGGCAAAAAAATTTATGTGTCTTAATCGTAAGCCACATGCACACAGGCAAATACTAATTCATTACCTTAAACAAGTTAAGGAACAGGGATATTTTACAACAGGTGCTGAACATACATTAGTTGACGCCGATATTGGCGATCATCCTATACCCAATGATCTTTACACCTTGGGAGATATTGCCACATGGCAGAACTCTTATCTTAACGTTGTCACCGAAACAACATTTAACAATGATGACTTTTTTATCAGTGAAAAAACTTGGAAACCGGTTATAGGACTACGTCCGTTCTTTGTGTATGGGCAACCAAAATTACGCCAGTATCTTAAAGACCAAGGGTTTGATACATTTGAAGACATAATTGATTACGCAAGTCTAGCAGGCGAAACTGAGCACGAGTATGCAGAATTAGCAGTAAAAACTATCAATAGTTTAATTGTAAATTTCAGCCCACGGTTTCAACAAAGATTAATTAACAATCAACACCGATTTCGTAGTTACGTTTATGAGCAATGGAATCGACTATTAAATTTAAATTTGGCCAACTATGTCTAAGCAAGCCGTCGTCATTACTGATACCGATATTATTATTGCGGCTGAATACTTTGCAATCAAAGATAATACCTGTGCCAATAAAGAGTGGCTGTTGGATATTTTTTCTACCCACTACACCAACCAACATATTACAGTAAATGCTGATGATGGCGAAAATTTAACCGCTAGTGGGTTATTAGAATTTTTAGAAACACTTTGTGAAACATTTGATATTGACAAAAAGTCTGTAGTAATAAACACGCACAATACTCAATTATGCGAACCATTTACATTTAGCACTAAAACACTTGGCGTGTTTGTTAGTGCTAACACACATATTCCTAACTTTGAAAAAGATATTTCACAAGCACAATTTGTAGGCAGTATTATTGGTCGGTTTACCCCAACACGCATGCGATTAGCGTACGAATTAGATCAAGCATTCCCGGGAGATGCCTACCTAGTTTTTCAATCACGGTGTTGGTGGCATCACGAGTCTTTCTCAGAAATATATCAAAAGGAACAAGTATGGTTTGCTGATCGAGCATTTGATACCGACTTAGTTAGTACTGCACGTTCAGGAAGAATACCGCCAGGCGATGCATTTCAAAGTTATCCTAACTGTTGGAATCATTATCAAATTGAAGTTGTTTGCGAAACAGACCCGTTTGGAGATTTTTGGTTTACTGAAAAAACAGCCAAACCTCTAGCAACAGGCAAGCCTTTTTTATTAGTTTCTGGCCCAGGCAGTTTAGATCGCATTAAAGAAATGGGCGTTGAAACATTCAGTTCAATTATTGATGAAAGTTATGATCGAGAATCAACTCCAACAAAAAGAATTCAAGCCATTGTAAATAGTTTACAAATGCTGTATAATAGTACAAACAGATCTGAAAAGATTTTTGAAATGTACCGGATTGCCGAACGCAACCAGGAACATTATAAAAAGTACGCAAAAAGTCAAGGGCACAATGTATAATCCAAAATTCCAATACACTAAACTATCTCGTAAAGAAGTCAACGGCCGCCGCCTATATGCTACCCCGGATGGCAACAACGTTCCTAGTGTGACTACTATCCTTGATCAAACTAAATCAGAGGAAAAGAAACAAATATTAGAAAATTGGCGCCGTCGTGTAGGCCATGCTCAGGCGCAAGCAATTACTACAGAAGCTGCCAATCGTGGCACAAGAATGCATACCTACCTAGAAGGATATGTTAAAGAAGGTGAGCTCAAAGATCGCGGATCAAACCCATTTAGCTGGCCAAGTCACGCCATGGCTCAGGTGGTTATTGATCAGGGATTATCTAATGTCAATGAATTTTGGGGAGTAGAAGTTCCATTATATTTTCCTGAAGTTTATGCAGGAACCACTGATTGCGTGGGTTTACATCAGGGCAAAGAAAGTATTATTGACTTTAAACAAACTAACAAGCCCAAGCGCCGAGACTGGATTGAGGATTACTTTTTACAGCTGGCTGCCTACGCCGAAGCACATGATAAAATTCACGGAACTACCATTAATAAAGGTGTTATTTTAATGGCAGTTAAACCCGAACTTGACAGTCAACATGAGATTGTTAAGTCCCCAGAATACCAAGAATTTGTGGTTGAGGGTGATGAATTTACGCACTGGAAACAAGAATGGTGGAAAAGAGTAGAGGCGTACTATCTGCTAAATAGTTGATATTATCCAAGGACAACTAAATTGGCAATCGTTCAAATTTCCCAGATTACTAACCGCAAAGGGTTGGAAGAAAATTTACCACAATTAGCCGGCGCAGAGCTGGGCTGGTCAATTGATACACGTCAATTATACATTGGTAACGGCACCCTAGAAGAAGGTGCACCAGTGATTGGAAACACTGAAATTCTCACAGAATTTAGTGATATTTTAAATCTTAACACTAGCTATACCTATAAAGGCCAGGCAGCTGGATACACCGTACAAACTGGAGCCACAGCCGGCGATCCAGTAACACAGAGTTTACAGTCATGGCTAGATCAATTTGCTTCAGTGACCGATTTTGGTGCAGTAGGCGACGGAACAACCGACGACACCGAAGCGATTAATCGAGCACTATATCAACTATTTTGCCGTGAAGTAAATCCACAAATTCGACGTAGTTTATTTTTTCCGGCCGGTGTTTACCGTGTTACCAATTCAATTTTAATTCCGCCGTATGCTACATTATGGGGCGAAGGTCTAGATAATAGTATTATCCAATTAGATAACAGTGTTGACGATTCAACATTAAATGCTTATGTTGCTCGTACCGCAGACAGTTTACAACAATATGGAGTTAATATTGGTAACAACGGAGCCACGCCACCTACGTATATTACTGTAACTAATTTAGGATTTAGAAACCAGGATACTAATACCGATGTATTTTTAGTTCAAGATGCTGTTAATTGTTCATTTAAAAACGTAGGATTTTACGGTCCATTAACTACTGCCAATCTTACCACAGAGGGAGATTTCACCAAAGGAGTAGCATTTGCTAGCACTACTAGTTTAGTTTGCGAACAAATTGTATTTGATGGTTGTGAATTTTCTGGCACAGTATACGGAGTCGATACTGATCAACAAATCAAAGGCGTAACTTTTACTAATGGTAAATTTAATACTCTTTATCGTGGGGTACAATTAGGTACCAACACAGTGGTCAATGGCGGTGCAACAGGTGTTAGGATTACCGGTAATTTATTTGATAATATATATGCCGACGGTGTAGTATTTGGTGATGTTAGCTTAAATGCCACTGGTCATAATATATTTTATGATGTAGGTAATCATTTTGGCGGAACAACTACACCATACACAGCCGTTATTGACATACAGAGCAACAACAATGTTAGTATTAGTGATATGTTTGAGAGAGGCGATGCTTATGCCGGTAGTGAAACTCCAGGCACTGCTTATCCTCGCATAACACTCAATAACACACAAAGTATAGCCACAACCAACGGCGTGACCACACAACAAGGTACCTATACTAGACAGTCGGGAATTAGTACCACGCTGACTAACAATAGTTCCGGAGTCGTCACCACAATAGACTCAGCAGAAATATCAGCATTTAGCGTAAACTATACCCTGGTTCGCGGCACAGGATGTCGCACAGGCACCATACTAGTGGCCAGTCCTACCGCAGACAGCACCGGCGACATTGATTATTCAGATGATTTTGTTGAAAATTCCACCACTGGGGTAACTTTAACATTTACCGAATCAGCCGATATAATCAGTTTTAGATTTACAACCACCAACACCGGCACCAATGCTGTACTCAGCTACTCTATCACGTATCTAGCTTAATGTGGCACACTGATTTTGCCACCAGGTTGGAATCCTGGGCCACACTGCGTACCTCTGCCCAATCTCAAGATTTAGAAGCAGCACTTACCGCCATTAACGCCTGGTGGAGCAACTCTCCCTGGCAACCATACTATCTACACTGGGATGATCATACACAATGGCCTGATCCTTGGCAACTTTTGAGTGATAACGTGTATTGTGATGTTGCAAAAGCCCTGGGAATCCTGTATACTATAAGTTTACTAGATCGTGAAGATATGGCGGATGCAACCTTGGTTTTGACTGATGATGGCCGTAATTTAGTCCTGGTCAGCAAAACAAAATATATACTTAATTGGAGCTCGGCTAGTGTCGTAAATACCAATCAAGAAGTAAAAATTCATCAGCAGTTTGAGCAACATCAAATAAAATAGTAGTATATAATTTAAAAAGAACGAAAGTCAAGAATGCAGATTACAGTTGTAAAAAGAAGCGGTCAGCGAGAACCACTGCATATTGAGAAGTGGCAGGCACAAGTTGCTAAAGTCTGCCAGGGAATTGCCGATGTCAGTCAATCAATGGTAGAGATCAAGGCACAATTACATTTTTATGATGGTATTACCACCGAAGAAATTGACGGAATTACCCTCCGAGCTATTGTTGACTTAATTGACATTGAGTCAAACCCAGATGTAGGTCATACCAACTACCAATACGTAGCAGGCAAGCAACGCTTGAGCATGTTACGTAAAAATGTTTATGGCACATACGAAGTTCCCCACCTGTACGAAATCGTAAAGAAGAATGTGGCCACAGGTCTTTATACCGGTGAACTTCTTGAATGGTACACAGAAGATGACTGGAATCGAATGAATGACATGCTGGATCATGCCAAGGATGAAGAATATTCATATGCGGCCATTGAGCAGTTAATTGAAAAATACCTGGTACGCAACCGTGCCACAAAGGAAATTTATGAAACTCCACAAATTAGATACATGGTTGCGGCAGCGACTGTGTTCCATAAGGAAGAACCTAACACGGCTCGTATGCGTCTTATCAAAGAATACTATAATTGTGCGAGCGATGGTCTGTTCACTCTTGCTACTCCTGTTCTGGCTGGACTTGGTACTCCTACAAAACAGTTTAGTAGTTGTGTGCTTATTCGTAGTGATGATAACTTGGATTCTATATTTGCTTCGGGAGAGATGATGGCCAAGTATGCCAGCAAGCGTGCCGGCATTGGTTTAGAAATTGGTCGTCTTCGCCCATTGGGGGCACCCATCCGTGGCGGAGAGATCATGCACACAGGAATGATTCCATTCTTAAAGAAATGGTTTGGTGATCTGCGATCCTGTTCACAAGGAGGTATCCGCAATGCAAGTGCTACTGTATTCTATCCTATTTGGCATCTTCAGTTTGACGATCTTATTGTTCTTAAAAACAATCAAGGAACAGAAGAAACCCGAGTCCGTTTTATGGATTATGGGGTTGTGCTTTCCGCATTCTTCTGGAGACGATTTAAAAACAAAGAACAAATAACATTCTTTGACCCTAACGAAGTGCCTGACCTGTATGAGGCCTTTTACAAGAACACCGCTTTGTTTGAACAACTGTATGTTAAATACGAAAAGAGAAAAGACCTAAGAACTAAGACCATGGCCGCCGAAGATGTATTCAAAGGTGGTATCTTGAAAGAGCGAACCGACACAGGGCGCATCTACTTGGTGTTTATCGACAATGTTCAAGAACAAGGCCCATTTGATCCCGAGTACCATACAATTTATCAAAGTAACTTGTGCTGTGAAATCCTATTACCAACCAAGAGTTTTAAACGCTTAGATGACGATGAAGGCCGTATTGCTCTATGCACATTGGGCAGTATCAACTGGGGAGCATTTCGCAATCCTGAAGATATGCGCCGTGCTTGCCGTATTCTACAACGTAGTCTGTGTAATATTCTTGATTATCAAGACTTTTTAAGTATTCAAAGCCAGTTAAGTAACCAAGAAATCCAACCTCTAGGTATTGGCATCACTAATCTTGCCTATTGGCATGCTAAACGTGGCTTACTTTATGGTGAAAAAGATGCACTCCAAGAAGTTAAAACCTGGATGGAACATCAAGCATTCTATTTGACAGAGGCCACTGTAGAGTTAGCCAAAGAACGTGGCCCTTGCACTCACTCGGGCCTGACACGCTATGGGAAAGGTGAGTTTCCTTGGGAGCGCCGAGCTAACGCAGTGAATGAATTAGCCAACTTTAAGCCTGAACTTGATTGGGAAACACTTCGAGAGAAAATGAAAACATCTGGTGTGCGTAATGCAACCTTGATGGCGGTAGCGCCTGTTGAAAGTTCCAGTGTTGTAATTAATTCAACCAACGGAATTGAAATGCCAATGAGCTTGATCACTGTTAAAGAATCTAAAGCAGGGTCGTTGATTCAAGTTGCTCCAGAATACAACAAGTTAAAGACCAAGTATCAACTCATGTGGGAACAAAAAGATTGCGATGGTTACCTAAAGACCGCAGCTGTTATTGCAGCCTATGTGGATCAAAGTATTTCAACCAACACATTTTATAATCCCGCCCACTTTGCCGACCGCAAAGTTCCGACTACCCTGATTGCCAAGAATTTAATGTTGGCACATCGCTGGGGACTCAAGACATTTTATTACAGTTTGATTAACAAACAAGGTAGTAAAGGTCAAGACGAACCAGTAGAAGAAAAATTAGAAGTAATAGACTTTGACGATCAAGAAGATTGCGAAGCTTGCAAATTATAATATAATAATGATAGATTACGCAAAATTTCCAGTATATTTAGATTACAGTTCAACTACACCTATGGATCCACTAGTAGTAGATGCTATGATTCCATTCATGCGTGAGCAGTTTGGAAATCCTGCATCACGCAGTCATGCCTATGGCTGGAGTGCCGAAGAGGCTGTTGAAAATGCCAGAAACGAAGTGGCTAAATTGGTCGGTGCTGATCCAAGAGAAATTGTTTGGACAAGTGGCGCCACCGAAAGCAATAACTTGGCCATTAAAGGTGCTGCTCATTTCTATAAGGAAAAAGGCAAGCACATCATCACAGTAAAAACCGAGCACAAGGCGGTGTTGGATGCTTGCCGTGAGCTCGAGCGTGAAGGGTTTGAAGTAACTTACCTGGATGTATTGTCTGATGGGCTAATTGATTTTGAAGTATTTCAATCGACTGTGCGCCCGGATACTATTTTAGTTTCGGTGATGTTTGTAAATAATGAGATTGGTGTTATTCAAGACATTCCTCGCATTGGTGAATTCTGTCGTAAACGTGGTGTGATTCTTCATGTAGATGCCGCACAAGCAACCGGTAAGGTAGAGATTGACCTACAAACACTTAAGGTAGATTTAATGAGCTTTTGTGCTCATAAGACTTATGGTCCAAAAGGCATTGGCGCATTATTTGTGCGGCGTAAGCCCCGTATTCGGATTGAGGCTCAGATTCATGGTGGTGGTCATGAGCGCGGTATGCGCTCTGGAACACTAGCCGTCCATCAAATTGTTGGCATGGGCGAATCATTTAGGCTGGCCAAAGTACACATGCAAATAGAAACTGCACGTATAGGTATGTTGCGTGACAGATTGTTGTCAGGTCTGCAAGAAATTGAGCAGGTGTACGTCAATGGTGACATGGATCAACGTGTTCCTCACAACCTCAACATCAGTTTTAACTATGTCGAAGGCGAAAGCATGATCATGGCCTTAAAACAACTGGCAGTGAGTTCAGGATCTGCTTGTACATCCGCCAGCCTTGAACCCAGTTATGTGCTGCGAGCTCTGGGTCGCAATGACGAACTAGCACACAGCAGTATACGCTTTACTCTGGGACGATACACCACTGAATTGGAAATAGACTTTGCCATTGAATTGATTCAACGCAAGATTGCTGGCCTAAGAGAACTAAGTCCACTTTGGGAAATGTACAAAGACGGCATTGACCTGGACACTATACAGTGGGCCAGCCATTGACATAAAGGCACTAATAATATGAAATTATGGAATGATGTAAAACTAAAAAAAGAAGAACAATTATGAGTCAAGCACAATACAACCTAGGTACAAAAACAGATTACTTACATCGCAAGATGTTCTTGGATCCAGCAGGGCCAGTTACTATTCAACGCTTCGAAGAAGCAAAGTATAACAAGCTGACAAAGTTTGAAGCAGAAGCTAGAGGATTCTTTTGGGTTCCAGAAGAGATTAGTCTGACCAAGGATGCCAACGACTTTAAGGAAGCCACAGACACAGTTCGCCATATCTTTACCAGTAACTTGCTACGTCAAACAGCCCTAGACAGTTTACAAGGACGCGGCCCCACACAAGTGTTTACGCCTGTGTGTAGTATTCCTGAACTTGAAGCCTTGATGTATAACTGGGGTTTCTTTGAAACAAATATTCACTCGCGTAGTTACAGTCATATCATTCGTAACATCTACAACGTGCCTAAGGACGAGTTTAACAAGATTCACGATATCCAAGAGATTGTAGGAATGGCATCAAGTATTGGCCTTTACTATGATCGTCTGCATATGATCAACTGTCGTAAAGAGTTGCTTGAGGATTTTGATGAAAAGCATCACATCAATGCCATCTGGTTAGCACTCAACGCCAGCTACGGTCTGGAAGCATTCCGTTTTATGGTATCGTTTGCCACAAGTCTAGCTATGGTTGAGAATCGTATCTTCATTGGCAACGGTAATATTATTCAATTGATCTTGCAAGATGAAATCCTGCACAAGGACTGGACAGCATGGTTGATCAATCAAGTGGTCAAAGAAGATCCACGCTTTGCTCGTGCCAAGGTAGAGTGTGAAGCAGAAGTATATCAAATGTACCTGGACGTTATACGTGAAGAAAAACAATGGGCAGACTATTTGTTTAATAAAGGTCCTGTGATTGGTCTCAACGCAAACATTCTCAAAGATTTTGTTGACTACACCGCTGTTGGCGCACTTAAAGAGATTGGGATCAAGTATCAAACTCCAGCACCAAGGACAACCCCAATTCCTTGGTTTAACAAACATGTCAACACCAGCAATAAACAAACAGCCCTACAAGAATCAGAATCAACCAACTATGTAATTGGAGTCATGGGCGACACCCTGGACTACGACGCATTACCAAACTTATAAGAAGAAAATATTATGAATCAAAAATGCAATAGTTGTCCATTTGAAAATACACAATGTGGTCAGTTTTGCTCACTGTTAGCAACATATCATCAATCAAATCGTGAATGTGAATATCAGTTTGAATGCACACAGATTAGAGATTTGTTAGTACAAGAAAATAAAATAGCAGTAATACTATAAAAGAAGAATACAATGAAAGCCATCGTATGGAGTAAAAATTCTTGTCCGTTTTGTGTGCAGGCCAAGAACTTATTAAAATTAAAAGGCATTGAGTTTGAAGAACGTAATGTTAGTACCGATTGGACCAAAGATCAACTATTAGCGGCAGTGCCCGACGCAAGAACTTTACCGCAGATCTTTCTAGACGATAATTATATAGGCGGATTCACTGAACTCCGACAACACTTATCTTAGGAACGCATGGAACATATTTGGACAGTAGATTGGTTTACACACAACACCACAAATTTTGCAGACATTAAAAAAAGACTTGGCCGTGTTGAATCTATTTTAGAAATTGGATCGTTTGAAGGTCGGGCCACTTGTTGGATGCTGGAAAACATGTTAAAAAATACAGGTACCATTACCTGCATTGATCCATTCACTGGCATAGATGATGTACGCAACGATCCAGACAATCTTAAAGACTCCGAATTAGAAGCTAGATTTAATCGCAATGTTAATCTTTCAAAAAAACCCACGCAAACAGTTAATGTAGTACCGCATACTTCTTATCAAGCATTGGCCATGTTAATTGGCACTGGCGCACAATATGATTTTATCTATGTAGACGGTAATCATACCGGAGAAGCTGCCATGACCGATGCCTGCATGTGTTGGGGTCTACTTAAACCGGGCGGAATTATGTTGTTTGATGATTATTTTTGGGACCACGCACCTGATCATTTAGATCGACCCAAAGCCGCCATTGATGCCTTTATGAATACCTTTATTCGGAGATTTACAGTAACCGGAGTAGGTTACCAAATGGCCATACAAAAACACTCACTGGAGACCGCATGAAAATAGAATTAAACAAAGTTTATACCTTTAAATTAACCAACGCCGACGAACTGGTGGCCAAAACAGTTGAAGATAACCCGGATCATTATGTGGTTACACAGCCATTGAGTGCTATTCCTAGCGATAAAGGCATTCAATTGATTTTTACCATGTTTACCGGAAATCCCAAGGAAAATATCACTATAAATAAAACAGCAGTAGCAATGATTTGTCAGACTCGAGAAGAAGTTGCTGATCACTACTTAGAAGCAACCACTGGCATCAAACCAGTACGCAATAGTAAAATCTTAATGGGATAAACAATGCCACAGGGTGTAGTTAGATTAGGTGATGCTAATACTGGCGGCGGTCTAGTCACTATAGCTGGATGCGACCCTACGGTACTAGTCAATAATCGTCCTATTGCTATAGTAGGAGCACCGGTAACACCCCATCCGCCCTGCGGCGGCCCTGGTCAATATGTTCATTGTGTAGCTCATCTTCAATTTAAACCTGGTACTGTGCTAGTCAACGGAGTGCCAATTGCTACCTGGCCTAGTGTGGATACCTGTGGACATCCTAGAGTAACTGGTAGCCTTGACGTTATCCTAGGAGGAGCATAACGTGGCTTCGATTTACGATAACTATCCTAGTACCCTAAGCCCCTTACAACTAACCACTACCAACTATGTGTTACAAAATCAAGGTCTTAGAGTCAGTCCGGTCTTGACCAATTCAGTCAGTAGTTATACCAGTCAAAGTCTAATTAGCACATGGATCACCATGCAGACCCAGGCCGTTGCTGGCACTGGTGGTATTACTACGGCCAATGCCAATGCTCTAGCTAATATTGCCAGTAATACTTGTTCTGCACTCGGCGACAGTATTCCGCAAGTCTATTTGAATTTAGGAACATTCAGCAACGTAACCTATCCACCTGGACTTACAGGTATAATTAATACCAAGGCCAATCTGTATCTAGGTAGCCCAACTGGTTTATCAACCAATTGGGATTTCAGTCGGTTTGCACAAATTTTGGCTGCTTGTGTAGCTTACGAGCAGTTGGCCAATCAATTTATTATTAGTGCCTGTAATTCGGACACTTATTTGTGTGATACATTCTCGACCACGGATAACATGACCACCGGTGATATTACCACGGTAAATTTAGCTACCGAAGCATTTGGCCAGGATTTGAGTAATTTGGGACAGTTATGGAATTTAGATGACCTTGGAAACCTTGGCAGTCCTCTGGCGCTAATGAAACAAATTGTCAATATAGTCGGAACCGTTCCGGTAGTGTCATTAACATTCGTTGGTGCAGGAGTACCATCGGATGTTGTTATTAGTTTAGATGATCCACAAGCCACGGTTAGCGATTCTGTACAAAAAACCATGTACCTGGCCATGACGCAAATTACCGGTGACGCACTTACACAGATTTTACAACTGATGGGAGTAACAACCACAGGATTAACTACCATGGCTGATTTGTTAAATCCTGTTAAATTATTCCCCAATAGTTTTCAAACCTTGACAGTGAATACCAAAAATGGATCTCGGGCGATCTACACCAATACTCAAGGGTCAGTCAACACCAATCTGGTGCAAAGTTTACCGCCCTATGTATTGAGTTCGACTGTATGATAGCCTACGATAGACTAAGTCAAATCATACCCAGCGATTTGGCCTTGGCCAACAAGGCCTTGTACGTGTCTTTGCAACAAATCACAGGTGTACCAAACATGTCGTTGCAGACTCTGGCCGCTACAATTATAGCACAGAACACCAACAAAGGTCTGCCAGCAATTAATCAACAAACAAGGGCAGTTACTCCTGCCACAAAAACTTATTTGTTAAGTCAACTAGGACTAGGTACTGGTCCGTGCGGCAGTATCACAACCATGGACTGTTTAGGAACTGCCGCTGGATGGGTTACAGCCGGAAACATTGCCGCAGCCGCTACACAGTTGGCCACAATGAATACTACAACATTGCAAGGTGGTTATCAAAACGTAATTAATGTTATGAGTGGTGCATACGATTATCATATTCCAAATCCGGCTTATCCACCAACTCTACCTGAATATCTGGGGTGGGCCTGTATTGTTCCTAGCGGACTAGGAGCCGGTGACTACAGAATATATGCTACGGCAGCCGATGCTCGTAATGCAGCTATTGCTGGAATTATTACAGCATTGCGGGCCGAATGCAGTACATTGGTTGCCGCATACCCCACACAAACAACCAAAATGAACAGTAATTTTGCCAATATCTGTCAGCAGATGGGTAATGAACAAGATTTACAGTATCGAGCCGGACTTCGATTTGGTGATTATTTTGCAAATTTGACGGCCAATAGTCAAACGGCTGTCTTTAGTTTTACAATGAGTTTACCCAGTTATGGGCAAGACATTCAACAAGGTGGAACCTGTCAATATCTTGAAGCCGTGGCTGATTATAATCCATTTACTGGAACTATAGTGTTGGGCAATAAGACCATAAGTTCGGTCAGCACATTTACCGGAGTGACCACGGTCGGTAACACGGTGAGTGGGCCCGGAATACCAGTGGGATCCACAGCCACAGCCATCAGCTCTGGAAGCGGAACCATAACTATAAGTCTGACACCCACCATTAGTACCGCCAGTGCCAATGTAGTGTACGGTAGTGTGGGCGGCCAAAGTATTATTGCAGTCATGCGTCAAGGTCAAAATAATGCCACACTGAATGAAGCTGGAATTTTGACCCAAAGCGACATACCATTAATACCAAATCCTGCTCCAACCGAAGCCAATTTAATTTCTAGTGTTTACACTGTGGCTCAAGCATTACCTCAAATTAAAATTTAATTTTACCAGACCTGTCAACTTAATCTAACTCCTAAGCGTTAATATAGTATGCTAAGGAGATTTCAATGTTCACACTTAATACTGTTACTAATGGCCGCGATAACAAGCCAGCCAAGTTTGGCTCAGCCGGACTACGAGGAGACGCCTCCCTCCGAGTATGTTGCCCGAATTGTGACACCCGTAGATCGGGTCCGTGTAACCATCATAAAACCCCGAGCACGAATACACCTCGCTAAAACTCATCAACCCATAGCCCGGTTATTCTTAAACGAAGATGATACCGATTACTATGATGAAGCACCAGACCTACAGATTGGTTACCGGCGACCAGAACTGGTCAATCAAACTGGTCAGGTACACGATGACTTATCCGACGAAGTAAAACTTAGATTGTTGTTAGCTCGCAAACGGGCGTTAGAAGCATACTACAGAACTTGGGGCTAATGCCCTTTTTCTGTGGCAAAAATACAACACCTCTTTTGGTTGACCAGAAATGCCCGATTTGCTATAATGTTTGTATAGTGAATAATAAGGAGCAGATATGTTTAATACTTTAGTAGATCAGTTGGTTAAGATAACTCTTACAAACGAGCCTGTAACAACAGAGTTTTACAATGGTACCTTGTTTGTGAGAACTATTACCGAAGCACAAGCTCGCACAGTATTCCATACATTATCTAAACAGTTTGGCCTGGGTAGTGTGCAAGTAAGCCCAATTGGTGACACCGGTGAATATGCCTTTGATTTTGTTGCCAATAAACAACAGGAAGAACTAAGTCCGTTTGCCACGGTTAATAGTTGAGTTGGTTGACCAGAAATGGTCCAACTGCTATAATAGTACTATAAACTAAACAAGTAGGAGCTGAAATGAAATTACATATTGTTACCCAAGTAGAAGAAAACTACGGCGCCCACGATTGGGATGGTAAAGGTTCATGCCCTCAGTATTGGAAAATGAAGGGTGGCAACGATTATATGTTTGATCTAGGACCTGCTGGTCGTAGTGAAGAAGTGCTTGACGAATTAGCCGAAATGTTTCGCAAGCAGATCGAAGAAAGCAATGACGGATATCGCGAATACATTATCGGTTACGGTCAAGTAGCAGACGATTTTCTTACAGACTTTGAACGCAGTCAACTCGAGTATGATGGTTCAATTGCGTACCCTGCTCGTCAACTCACTCTTGAAGAGGTGTCATAATGAACGCCGAAGACTTTGACGCATTCATGCGTAAGTGTATGAATGAAGCTCCTACACCGGATGATGGTCGTCACATTAATCCAACGGCGCCTAAAGTTGTTTGGTATGACGCTTTAAAGAACGAAGTTGAAAAAGCTCAGCTAGAAAAGCAATATAAAATTACTTACAAGATGAAAAAAGAAGATATTATGACCTTTGTATCTGGATTATACAATATCCAAATGGACATGATTGAAACTATAGTTCTCTCAAAAGAGAAACAAGGCTTTCCAGAAGCAACAGCCGTTATTAATCATATTATGGATTTAAAATAATGGGGATGGTAAGAGTAAATACTCATACAATAGATTATACCGCTCCACAATTTGAAGGAATCAAACTGGCCGCAGACTGGATACGAGATTTAGAAAGTAGCGACAGCCGTTTACACAAAGAATCAGTAATTGAAAAAGCTCTAATGGCTGCTAAATTAGGAAGCTCAAATGCTCAATGTTTTTTGTTCAACTGCTACCAGGCCTACAACCCCTATTATGTGTTTGGTGTAAAGAAAGTTCCCGAAACCGAAGGATTAGAAGACAAAGAAAATCCTTGGCCAAAGTTCTGGGCCATGCTAGAAGCACTACGCACTCGTAGCCTTACAGGCCATAATGCCAAGACAGCTATTGAGTTTATGTCGGAGCAGTTTGATACCGTAGAGTGGAACAATCTATGCCGTAGAGTCATTATCAAAGATCTACGCTGTGGCATTACCGAACGTACCCTGAACAAGGTACTGGATAATACAGAATGGAAGATCCCAGTATTTGAATGTCAACTGGCCACCGACTCAAACAAACATGTGGCCAAGATGACCGGGGTTAAACGACTGGAGCAAAAGTTAGATGGTGTACGTGTCTTGGCGGTAGTGACTAGAACCAGCACTAATTTATACAGTCGTAACGGCAAACCATTTGAGAACTTTCCGCATATTGTAGAATCAATTGACAGTATTAGAAATAAGTTTGCCAAATTCTTTACCACTAATCCTAACGGTTTTGTCCTGGATGGTGAAATCATTGGTGAATCATTCCAAGCCCTAATGAAGCAGGCACAACGCAAAAGTGATGTCAAAACCGAAGGTATGGTGTATAGTGTTTTTGATATTGTGCCACTAACGGACTTTGAGCGTGGATATTGGAATGCTCAACAACACAAGCGCCTGGCCACACTCGAACAGTATCGTGCGGTATTTGAAGAACTCACTGATTATGTTCGCATCATGGACGGCATTGAAGTTGACCTAAGCACAGCCGAAGGGCATGACGTATTGCGCCGCTATGCCCATGATGCAGTGGCTGCAGGATTTGAAGGCATTATGATTAAGGATATTGATGCCCCATACGAGTGTCGCCGTAGTACATTTTGGATGAAATGGAAACCCACTATTACAGTAGACTTAAATATTGTGGGATTTGAAGAAGGAACCGGTCGCAATCTTGGCCGGTTGGGTGCTATAATATGTGAAGGAGTAGATGATGAACGAAATATTTGTGTCAATGTTGGTAGTGGTCTGTCTGATAGCGATCGTAACGAGTATTGGGCTGCCAGGACTGATTTACTTGGTCGAGTGGTTGAAGTCCAAGCTGATGCTGTAACTCAAAATCAGGATGGAACTTATAGTTTACGATTTCCAAGATTTGTAAGATTCCGAGGATTTGAACCAGGAGAAAAATTATGATGTGGCTAGTTGAAGGAACATTGGTAATTATTATTTCACTGTTAGTAGTGTTGATCATTTGTAAATGTAAAGATTGTGCAGATAAACTCGAGGACAAATAATGGCAAGGAAACCAATCAATAAAATCAGTGACAAGCTCACTACAGTAAATGACCATTTTAGTATCACCATGTATGACAATGGATTTTTAATTGACATCGGCGGTAAAAACGGCGAAGATGACTGGCGTAATGCTAAAATTATGGTTCCAAGTATTGAACAGTTACTTGAGTTAGTTAAAGAAGCAGCTAACATGCCCCGGGACGAGTAGACATGGAAGCATTTTTATGGTTTTGGGCGATTTTAATTGTATGGGGATGTATTTGGATATTATTTAGGCCCATTTATTGGTCTATCCTTGGTGGAGCGGTTGGATATTTTATTGGAAAAAATAATATACCTACTCGAGTAATGCAAGAAATTAAAACAATTCCACAGCATGTACAAACGCATGATGATGCCACTTACTATAAAAGATTGGCACAAGAGATGTTGGAACAAAATATTAATCTTAGGAAACAAATTAATGATGCCAAACTCTAAAGTTGCCGGCCTGTGCGGATGTGGTCGTAGCCCCACTGGCAAATGTCTTGGCTGGCATGCTCTTAGTGAAGACCTGTATCAGCATCAAAAAATGTTGTGGCTTGAAGAAGAAGAACGCAAAGATAATGACCTGGCTGAATATCAAAAACAGGCACAAGATCTTTGGTTTGCAGATGGTTCGTGCACCGGCGGCAAACCGGAATAATTTAAGGAGAAATAAAATGGAAGCAGTTTATCGAGGCGCCACAGAAGTAAATAGTGCCATGTTACGGGTGTATAATAACATGTCCTTGGCTGTGATTACTAGCATGGTAGTAAGTTATTTGGTATCGACCAGTCCTGCACTCATGCAGTTCTTTTTTACAGGTGTCATGAAATGGATTGTGATATTTGCTCCGCTGGCCATGATTTTTGCCATGTCTTGGGCCATGACCAAAGCAACTAAACTCCAGGCCCAGACCATGTTGCAATTGTTTGCCGCCCTAATGGGACTGAGTATGAGTTCAATCTTTGTAGTGTACACTGGCACCAGTATCATTGGTGCATTTTTTGGCGCAGCTATTCTGTTTATTACCATGAGTGTCTACGGATATTTTACCAAGACCAGTCTGGATAGCATGGGTAAGTTTATGATTGTGGGGCTTATTGCTATTATCCTTGCCAGTATTGTTAATATCTTTATTGGTAGTACTGTGATGCAGATGGTTATCTCGGCATTGGCCATTATAATTTTTTTAGGATTAACAGCCTACGACACCCAAAAAATCCGTGAAATGGTTAGTCAGGACAGTACCGGAGTAGCCGAGGTATCGGGGGCATTAAACCTGTACATGGATTTTATCAATTTGTTTATCAATCTATTACAATTATTTGGCGGGCGTAAAGAATAGTATGACTTCTGTTAATTTATTAACCCAGGGTATTGACAGTTTGTGGTACTGGACCTATAGCATTATTGTCGGCTGGGGCGCCAGCTTTACCATCATTGTTGCCATTACAATATTCTTGGCCATACGAGTATTACACTGTGAAAAACGTATCCGCCAACTAGAATGCCGCATTGTCACCGCTGAAAGAGAAATTAACCTTGCATTAACTCGATTTGAATCCAAATAAATATTAGTCTATGCTTTTTGGATATATGACCCTTGTTACCGCACTGATACTTAGTTTATCGGCTGCAGTTTATTCTATACTAGGCTTAACTGCTATATTTGCCGCGGCCTTTTGGCCTATTGTAGTTCTCGGTGGAAGTTTGGAAATTGGTAAAATTGTCACAGTATTATGGTTACACAAGTACTGGAAACAGGCCGAGATACAATACAAATTATATCTATCTTCGGCGGTGATGGTATTAATGGTCCTGACTTCCATGGGGGTATTTGGATTCCTCAGCAAGGCGCATTTAGATCAGGCAATACCATCTGGAGATGTACAGGCGCAGGTACAAATATTTGATGATAAAATTCGAACCCAAAAAGATAACATTGAAGCTGCAAGAAAAGCCCTGTCTCAGATGGATGCCGCAGTGGATCAAACTATGTCACGCAGTTCAAGCGAACAAGGCGCAGATAAAGCTGCGAACCTCCGACGTAGTCAAGGTCGAGAGCGGACTGCCTTGCAAAATGATATCTCTAAAGCACAAAAAGAAATTACCGGACTACAGGAACAGAGAGCTCCTGTTGCTAGTGCCGCCCGCAAGGTAGACGCAGAAGTAGGACCAATTAAATATATTGCGGCGTTAATATATGGCGACGACCCCGATACAAATGTATTAGAACGAGCAGTACGCTGGGTTATTATCCTTATTGTTATTGTGTTTGATCCGCTAGCCTTGACATTATTATTGGCAGCCACTAAGGCCTTTGAATGGGAACATAGTATTGATTTATTCAATTCTAAGAAGAAAAAAGAAGATGAATCAGAGTATGAAGCTGGTGATGGGCAGTTAACAGATGACCAAATAGATCAGATTAATAAGTCTATGCAAGAGGCCAAAAAAGATCAGCATACACATATACCCGTAGAAGACTATTATCATGCAGATGAGATATTACGTCAAGATGTTACTGGAACTAATCCTAATGCATCTGCTCCGCTTAACGAGCTTGCCAAAGATCCAATGATTCAGCCTGAGAAAGTTGATGTTGACCCGAGCCCACCAGGCTGGATGTTTAATAAGTCTTTGCCCGATGCCTCCACCAACAATGAATCGGAGGTGCTAGATCAAGAAAGTAAACTAAATCGTACAGCTAAACGAGCATGGAAATTTGCTCATCCAGGCGATACAATGAAACGGTATGAAAAATTATATCACGCCGGGGCCATTGATCAACTACCATGGGAACGCCCAGAGTATCAAGATCAGTTAGTACTTGAAGCAGATAATGTGCCCACGGGACCAACCGGTGAGGTTCAAGGATTTGGGTCTAAATTTCCAACAAATGTAAAAAAAGGTGATATGTTCTTGCGGGTTGATCAACTACCCAGTGCTCTGTATAAATTTAATGGAGTAAACTGGATTCAAGTTGATAAAGATCTCAGCGACAATTATGCATACAACGATGCCTACATCGATCATCTAATTAACAAAATTGATTCTGGTGAATACGATCCAGAGTTATTAAGCAATGCCGAACGCGACCATATAGCACTTCGTTTACAACAATATCCCAAGTTAGGATAACATGACAGACACCTTAAGTCACTGTAGTTTTTGTAATAAACACAAAGATACAGTTGGTAAAATAATTGTCAGTCACACCGTGGCCATTTGTAATGAGTGTGTGGATCTTTGCAATAATCTGCTTAAAGATACTAAAAAATCTGGCAAGAAAGACCCAACAAAAAAATCAATCCCAGATCCTAGGGACATTCGTGATTACTTAAATCAATATGTTGTAGGGCAGGACACAGCTAAAATTGTATTGGCCGTGGCCATAACCAATCATTACAAACGAATCAATAACTTAGATACTGCCACAGAAATATCCAAAGGCAATATCCTGATGATCGGGCCAACCGGTACCGGTAAAACACTTATGGCCCGCTCAGTTGCTCGCTATCTTGATGTGCCATTTGTTGTTGCTGATGCCACTACCTTGACCGAAGCGGGCTATGTGGGTGACGATGTTGAAAGTCTTATTGCTCGTTTGTATACTGCAGCCAATAATGATGTAGACCGCTGTCAACGTGGCATTATTTTTCTAGATGAAATTGATAAAATCAGTCGTAAGAGCGAAAGTGCCACTGTGAGCAAAGATGTAAGTGGCGAGGGAGTACAACAGGCCCTGCTAAAGTTAGTAGAAGGAACCAAGTGCAAAATTATACCGCAAGGAAGTCGAAAACAGGCCACCAGCGACGGCATTGAAATTGATACTACTAATATTTTATTCATTGCCGGCGGCGCATTTGTTGGTTTAGAAAATATTGTAAAAACTCGGCTTCAGGGCACCAGCATGGGGTTTAATGCCAAGTTGACCGATCCAGTAGAGGTTGATTTAGCAGAAGTTAGTCCTGATGATTTGGTTCGATACGGGTTAATACCAGAGTTTGTTGGCCGGTTTAGTAGTTATGTTAGTTTACATAATTTAACAAAACCGCAGTTGATTAGTATTTTAACCGAAGTTCAACACAACTTTGTTGGTCAATACAAGTGGTTATTTGATCAAGATGGAGTTGAATTGTTATTTGATGCAGAAAGCCTGGACATTATAGCAGAACGTACCCTTAATACTCGAACCGGTGCCAGAGGGTTACATAGTGAACTAGAGCGGGTATTGCTATGTCATATGTTTGACTTACCACGTTACCGAAAAGCTGACATTTTACAAGTGACAATCAATAAAACCCAGGTAAATACGCCTATGACACTATTGCAAGAAAATTTATGAAGCAATTCTACGGAAATTCGGTACTAATCACTGACGGCAATGTAGAAAAAGCTCTTAGAAAATTCAAGAAAAAAGTGCAAGAATCCGGCCTGTTAGAAGATTTACGAGCTAGAGAAACATACGAAAAACCAACAACAGAACGTAAACGCAAAAAAGGTGCCGCAAAAGCACGTTGGCGTAAACAGTTACGCAGTCAGCAACTTCCTAAAAAACAGTATTGATGTGTATATCAGATTTGATGTTCGTTACAACAACGAACTGGAAGATATCAAAAGAGAAGTAAAGAGTTGGGCAGAAAGGTATGGCGTCCGCTATACTTACAAAACAATAAAATATCACCATAGAGTTGGATTTGACCAAGCCGAGCATTTTAGTTTGTTTGTTATGACTTGGAATCCGGCTGATCTAGAATTGCGCCCTTGGTTACAATATCAAGTTATTGATGTAGCCAACGAACGATACTAAATAATACTGTGGATGCCGATGGTCGGGTCCACAGTATGTCACTTGCTTAACAAAGGAGAAAACAATGACAAAAATCACAACTCTGGACCTTAGTCCATTCTATCGCAATTCCATTGGTATTGACCGTTTATTTGATCGCATCACAAATCAAATTGACACGGCTAACAGCAATACCAACTATCCACCATACAACATCTTAAAAACAGGCGAGAACACCTACGAAATCCAAGTAGCGGTTGCCGGCTTTACTCAAGGTGAAGTAGAAGTGAATGTCAATGAGGGTCAACTAATTATCACTGGCGAAAAGCCTGTAACAGAATTACCCGAGGGTCATACTTACGAACACCACGGCATCAGTGCCCGTCGTTTTGTTCGTTCTTTTACTCTTGACAATTATGTTGAAGTTATTAGTGCATTATCTCAAGATGGCATTTTAACTATCAAGTTAGAACGTCGACTTCCTGACGCAATGAAACCAAAGACTATTGCGATTACTTACGCAAACTAGTATAATATAGTAAATACAGTGGAGGGCAGGGTGCCCTCCACTATTTCAAAGGACCATAAATGTCACAATCTGATGCTATCGCAAAAATAAAAACTGTTGAAGGTATCAAAGAGCCTCCTATGTTTAAAATCATTTATTTGAATGACAGTCAAACCAGCATGGAGTTTGTGATTGAAACTTTAATTGATTTTTTTAATTATACCACGCAAACAGCAGTAAAAATTATGGAAGATATTCATTCTCAAGGGGCTGCGGTAGTGGCTGTACTGCCTTACGAGATTGCTGAGCAAAAAGGAATTGAAGTTACCTTATGTGCTCGCAGTAATAATTTCCCATTGCAAATTAAACTAGAGCCTGAAACGGCCTAAATCTCAAATTCAATTCGTTTTGGAAAGTATGGATTTTGTTGCCAAGTGGTATCTCCTCGACCTCGAGGATTACTAACGTATCGCACACCACCAAAGTCTCGGTCGACACTTTTATGATAATGACCAAAACACCAGGCCTTTACTTTATTTTCTGTATCTTCGTCCAGTGCTTGTTGTAAGTGTAAATTTCCCATGGTATTAAATCGTACATTATCTGCTAAATCAATATCGTGTTTAATAATCCAGGGTGCCGGTACAGTATGACTAACAATAACAATTGAACTAACGTCTCGTTGCCGTTGCAATTTACTTACACTATTAATAATATATGCAGCATCGTGATGGGCCACACCAGTTATAGCATTAGCACTTGAATTTGATATTTGTGCATAGTCTTGAAACCATTCTTGACTTTCTTCAATACTAAATTCAGTAGCAAAATCATAAGTCCACCATCCGTTGGTAGCCAAAATAGCAACGCCATTGACAATGACCACATTATCTTGCATAAACACTACATTTTTAACACCTTTAATTGCCTCTCTTAAAACTTGATAGCTGCCGTTCAAATCTTCAAGATAATATCTATGTTCATCGTTGCCGTCAATATAGAACACCCCGGCGTATTGTTGTCCTAGGTGTTCTAAGGTTTCCATTACAAGTTCGGGATCTCGACTAACATCGCCGGCTACTACACAATACGGAGCGGTAGGTTGTCCGACCCAGTTAAATTTATCCCAGGTCTCGACGTGTAGGTCAGAAATTAAATCAAAGGCGAAATGCATGATAACTATTTACAGGAGAAACAAATGTACATAATATTTGGAGATGAACAAGCACACGAAATAGGAAAAAAATATACGGTGTTAGAATTAGACACAGTGCATTTTATACCTAGCGGAACTACGGCTACTGCATACGCAGTGGTTGAAAATATTCCAATTCCAGATTTACCTAAATTAAGTTTTCAAAAAGATTTACATTGTAATCTTATAGAAAATTATCGTAAGAGAGATTGGAATTTTTGCTCTCAGGCTATTGAAAATCTAGTAGGGAATTTTGGCGGAGAATTAGATACATTTTATGCAGAAATTCAAAATCGTATCAACAACTACAAAGACAATGATCCAGGTGAAAATTGGGATTACATGTTAGAAAAAGCAGACCCGCTCCAGAGCTAACCCAACTGTAATACTACTCTCGCTAAATACTATTTCAAGAGCGAGAGTATGAAAATAATAACATTAACTTTGCTAGGGTTATTTGCAATGTCGGTTTTTGCAACACCATTGCCAGATTATACATTTAAGAGTCCAGCGTTTAACGGATTGGGCTACAGTAGTCACGTGTTGACCATTGAGAATCAAGAAACTACTCGTAAAGCACAATTACAAAAAGATATTCAAGCAGGACTGGACAAGCTCAAAGCTGACCAGTCAAACACAAATATTGCCAAGTTTATGAACAACTTAGAATCACGCATCTACGCACAGATCAGTCAAAACTTAGCCACAGCCATGTTTGCCAATGGTGGAACTAATAACTACGGCACACTCGACTTTGAAGGCAACACAATCTTCTGGAGTAAGGATGGCCAAATGGTCAACCTACAAGTAACTGACAGTGTAGGTAATCAAACCTCCGTCAGTATTCCGTTAGGACAATTTCAATTTCCCACAGGAACACCATAATGGAATGGCTAATCGCAATAGCAGTGCTTGTTTGGTATTTTAATGGCGCAGTTCCTACCAAGGTTCGTGAGCAAATGGGCGCCGAACAAAAGTATAAACCACAGGTAGCAGACAATGTTTTACAACGAGAGTTCGATACTATACCTCCACCAGCAGGTAATAAAATTAGTGTTGCGGTATACCAGTTTACAGACAAAACAGGTCAAAAACGTCAACAACCCAATGTGGCCAATTTCAGTACAGCAGTTACCCAGGGTGCCGAGGTATTCTTAATTAAAGCTCTACAAGATGTTGGACATGGACAGTGGTTTGATGTAGTAGAACGCACTAACATTGATGCACTCACAAAAGAACGCTTGATCATCCGCCAAATGCGCGAAGCCTATGAAGGCAAAAATGCTAAACCTTTAATGCCCATGCAGTTTGCCGGCATCATCATGGAAGGTGGTATCATTGGGTATGATTCAGGAACAGAATCAGGCGGTGCCGCATATCGTTGGTTGGGCATTGGTCCCAGTACAATGTATTCAAAAGATACTGTAACTATCAGCTTGCGAGCAGTTAGTGTCAATACAGGCAAAGTGTTAGCAGCTGTTACTGTAACTAAAATTGTCTATAGCACCGCAGACAGCGTAGCTGTGTTAAAATTTCTGAACAACAACACACAGGCATTTGAAGCAGAAACTGGCCTGACAATTAATGAGCCTGGCACACTTGCTGTTAAAGCCACAATAGAAGCTGCGGTGGTCGAATTGATCAAAGAAGGCGAGCGCAAGGGTGTATGGGACTATCGTACACCAATGGTTCAGATTCCATCTGATGCTCGTCCAGTGGCACCGGCGGCATTGCCGGTGATCAAAAATGACCCTGTTCCTACTCCGGTAGTGCCTAGCACTCCAGAAGTGGCCGAACAAATAGGCTACGAAGCCGCACCGGCAGGCCAAAGATAAAGCACTTACTTTACGACCGGCTTTTTTCCTGTAAATATATAGTGGACAAAGATCCACTTTAATAATAAGGCCAAAGAGCCAAAGGAGCAGGAGCTATGAAAAAAATAGCAAAAGCCATTGCCGCGATTACTCTCGCATTCAGCATGGCATTCGCAGGGGCAGCAGACAATAGTATCTACATTGATCAGGCTGGCGACAATACACAGGTATCGATCACTCAAGACGGTGCAGGAAATACCGTTCGTGGTATTCAAGGTGCAGGCACAAGCAACACTACCCCAGCTAAGATCTACGGAGACGGCAACCAAGTTACTGTAAATCAAATCGGTACAGGTAACACATTAAACTTTGGTATTGTTACCACAGTGGCCGCAGGTGTTAACAATGGCAATGTCTATAGTTATACTGTAACTGGTAATAATAGTACAGCAACAATTAACAGTAACAGTAACGGTCAAGGAATAAGTGCTAGTAACCGGGTAGCAGTTAATCAAACCGGAAACAATTCTAATACTGATATTAGTATGTTAGGTTCTGCTAATCAAATTACTGCAACTACATCCGGCGGCACTTACAATAGTTTTGTTAGTAAGATCAACGGTGATAATAATACTCAAACAGTTACCATGTCTGGAGGTGGCAGTAATACAGCCACCCTTACACAAGGTGATGATGCTGCTAGTACAACCAACAACAAAGGCACAATTGGTATACTCAGCGTTGGTGCAAGCAACACATTTAATGTTTCACAAACTGGCGGTGGTACTAATGGACACAGTGCCGCATTAGATTTTAACGGGTCTGGCAACACAGTTGGAATTACGCAACAAGGCACCAGTGCAGACAGCATTGTAAACCTTAAAAGTGTAGGGAACACAAACACATTTACTATCAACAGTAATACGCACTGAGTATTTGTATAGGGGGATTGATGAAAATATGCAAGCTAATCATATTCGCACTCTTGCTGAGTATATCTCCGATAAGCAAAGCCGCTATCGGGACAATTACCGAGCAACAAGCAGCAGTTCCTTCGATACAACGATCGAAGACTACTCTACAGGGGACCAAGGGGACCGGAGTGGAGATGCAGGACGAGATCAAAACAGCAGCGGGCAAAGTTGGGATTAGATTTGCCGACGATACTCAGGTAAAAGTAAATGAAAATTCAAGATTGGTCATTGACGACTTTGTCTACGACCCTAAAAATAAAGACGCAGGTAAGCTGGCTCTCAACATGGCTTCGGGCACAGCTCGGTATGCCAGCGGCGCGATTGCTAAAAATAATCCTAGCAAAGTAGCCATTAATACTCCTACTGCTACGATTGCTGTTCGTGGCACAGACTTTAGTGCTACTGTGGATGAACTGGGACAAAGCACAATTATTCTATTACCTAGTTGTCCTGAGGGATACAAGAATGTTGAACGTGACTGTAAAGTTGGAGTAATTGATGTGTATAACGATGCTGGGTCGGTTACCTTAGATCAAGCGTTTCAAGCCACTCGAGTTACTAGTCGTAGTACAGCACCCGTTAAGCCGGTTACAGTTGATTTAACAGAAGATTCTATCAGTAATATTTTGATTTTAAGTCCTCCAGTACAATTGATACGAGGGGATGATCAATCAAAAACTCGATCCGGTGGATTCAATGCTCTTGATGCGGATTTCCTTAAAGAAAATCAGTTGGTTAACCAGCTAGACAAAGAGCAAAAGGAAATGTATCAAGACAAGTTAAGTCGTAATCCACTTGAAGCCAACTTATTACCCAACTTGTTAGACATCATTAATGAACAAATAGGTGCTGCAAATAGAAACTTGTTGGTAGTATCACAGGCCACCTCGCTACTTCCTGACTATAAGGCCAGTACCGGCGTTGTTGCCGAAGTCGATACACTTGCTGTGGAACTATCTAGAGATGATGGCAGTAACAAACAAAGTGTGCGAGTAGATCGTACTCGTAGCCTGACCATTTATCAAATACAAGGCAGTGTTGAAGTTAAAAATCGTGTTAACAATACCGGCACTACTACTATTACCTTGAAACAGAACTAATGAAAATCCTTGCCATTCTTTTTCTTGTTGCCTGTTCCTGTGTTTCTGCACAAAACAATTACATCTACATTGACCAGGTGGGCAATAACAATCAAATCACTGTCACTCAGGATGGCACAGGTCACTTGGCCGCCGTGGCCATTGGTGCTACCTTGCCTACCAACACCAATGATCTAAAGACTGGGTATGGTATTGGTACAACTCCGTATACTGGAGTGGGCACAAGCGAATACAACAGTGTAACAATTAATCAGCAAGGGGTTGCAAGCCACACAACCACTATTGAATTACCTCGAGCCAGTAGTAATCTAATCACTGTTGATCAAAGTGGTGCTAGTAATCATACCTTCAGCATTAGCTCTACAGCTAATACTAACAATGTCAATAACACCATATCGGCCACACAGTCAGGTACAGGAGAAAAATCTTTTGCCTTGACCTTGGATGGAACCAACGGAGCCTTGGTTACAGTTCAACAGACCAATCCTACACAGGCCAACACCGGGGCCATGACCATTCAATGCACCACCTGTGGCAGTTACAGTTATATACGCAATTAACTTTTTTCAATCTGCCTGTAAATAAAATGCAGGCATAATAATAACAACAAGCCAGCTACGCAATATTTTTAACTGCCCACTTAATTGTGGGTATTTTTTTCCTTAAATATACTATGTTCAAAAAAATATTAACTAGTCCCTGGACAGCACTAATTACTTTAGCACTCATTGTCGGCCTGCGTATGGCAGACCCTATGTTTGTAGAGAGTATTCGTCTAAGATACTTTGATACACTGGTTACAAGTAAAGCACCAGAAGTCATAGGCGTTCATGTTGTAAACATTGATGAGAAAGCATTAGAAAAATATGGCCAATATCCTTTTCCCCGTAATATCTACAGTACCATTATTGCTGACTTATATCGGCGTAATGCTGGCCTTGTTGTTTTTAATATCCTTACTCCTGATCCTGATCGTATGGGTCGCGATATGGACTATGCACAAGCACTCCGCCGATACCCCGTTATCCTTCCATCTGTTGGAGCTCAACAAACTCGAAACCAACCCCGCCAGCCAGGCTCGGTGGTCATTGGACCACACGCTAACCAAATTGTAGAATACCCTGGTATCATTGCCAATGTGCCCGCGGTAGAGAATGCCGCGGCAGGTGTAGGTATTATAAACACATTTCCTGAAGTTGACGGGGTAGTTCGTCGTATGCCGTTGTTGGTTGCCAGCGGCAGCAAACTATATCCAAGTCTTGCTATGGAAACACTGCGTGTGGCCGCTGGCGACACCACATTTCAAGTTAAACTAAACGAGAATGGCGTTGAGAAAATGCGTATTCCTAAGTTTGGACCGGTTGCCACAGACAGCCTAAGTCGTATATGGATTGATTGGTCAATGACACCAGAGGTTCACGGCCTGACTGATTTACCCAAAGACTTTGATGGCGAGATAGTGATTGTTGGCGTAAGTGCCCAAGGACTCGCAAACCCTGTAGCTACAAGCCAGGGCGAGATGTTGCCACAAGAATTACAAGCGGCTGTGTTAGGCACAGTGATTGCCAATAGAGATCGTCCTGTAATCACTCGTCCAGATTGGGCCGACGGTGCAGAGGTTATTGCCATTGTTGTAATTGGATTTGTATTATTATTTTTAACAAGGTGGACTTATGTCGGGATTATTAGTAGTATTGTTGTTGTCGGTAGTATTATTCCTCTTTGCGGAATTGCTTATAGCCGCTATTCTTGGCTCGTGGATGCAAGTTTGCCTGTTGCTGGTCTTGTTCTGGTCCTGCTTCACGCTTATGGCGTTAAGTTTGTAAGTGAATTCTTACAGAAACAAGCTATCAAGAAACAATTTTCTGGCTATGCGTCACCAACTGTGGTTGAAATGCTTCAGAAGAATCCAGATCTAATCAAAAAAGGCACCAAACGTGAAGTGTCAATCTGCTTCTCCGATTTACGCGGATTTACCCCACTAGGCGAAAGTTTTGGTGACGACGTGGGTGGACTTACTCAAGTTATGAATGGATACATGGATGCCATTACACAGCCTATCTTAGAAGCCAACGGTATGGTTATCAAATACATCGGTGATGCGTCGATGCACATACACAATGCTCCTATAGATGATCCAGACCACGCCAAGACAGCGGTGGCAGTAGGACTTCAAATGGTTCGTGCTGTTAAAGAGTTTAGTAAGAAACTTGAAGCCGAAGGTCGTCCTGGAGTTAAAATGGGTGCTGGTATCAACACAGGACTTGGCTATATTGGTGAAATGGGCAGCACACAGCGCCACAGTTATGATGTATTAGGCGATGCTGTAAGTACCACAGCTCGTATTGAAAGCAAATGTAAAGAATACGGTTGCGTATTGTTAGTTG